ATTTGCCCCCTTTTTTGAGGCCGTTCCCTACTAATCCCCACACAGGAAACCCCCCACCCCAAAAATAAAAGTCCCAGCAAAAAATTTTTTGTTTGTCAAGGGACTGAGATGCCGGGTTTAAGGTACCCTTGTGCGTGCCACGTAACTTATTGATTATGTTGGGTTATTCGGTTATTCGGGTTTTCAGACCCCCCGGCACACCCGGCACGTAAATACTTGTATGTAACTTGTTTTGAGGGTTAGTGGTTTGGTCTTTTCATTTGTTTGTCTCCTGTGGTTTTTGGTGTATATTCACGCCAACGACTTATAGTCTGCGTACAATCTATGACCTTATTTGTAGAACCTGAGATCGGTGTACCTCTTGCGGACGACGTGCCCAACGTCGATCTGAAGGAACGTGCGGAAGCGGCGTGCAATACGGCGCTGAAACTATCCGAACATGGTTTAGACTTGGAACCCACTGGAGAAGATGAAGACACTGCTGCGAGGTTGGCTTTGGCGTACGCTGATGATCCTGAAAAAACTTCTAAAAAAGTTACTGCGAAGAAGGCGGCGAAACTTACGCCTGCATCTATTGTACTTACGAACAATATCCTCCAAGAGTTCGGACACTCCGTTGCAGAAAGCGCAACCCAGATCCGGTACCTAGTTACTAACAAACTGCTGTTAGAGTCGGAGAACGACGACGCTCGTATACGGATTCGAGCTTTGGAACTTCTGGGCAAGATCTCAGACGTAGGACTCTTCGCGGAGAAGACAGAAGTCACTGTTACGCATCAGTCAACAGACGACCTACGTAACAAGTTACGGGGTAAGTTGGAGAAGCTGGTTGAGCCGGTACTGTCAGCAGACATAGAAGACGCCAACTACGAAGACATCGTGATAGATGGCGAGGTACTAAATCTGGATGAAGAGCTTGGCTTGGCGGTAGACGAGGTGGCCGAAGACGAAGGGAGCGAGGAAGCCTACGATGGTTGAGGCCGTTCCCGATTTTACCGAGGAAGAAGTCCAGAACATGCTGGACAATCTTGATGCGTTCTCTGATGAGGAGGTTGTTGAGATCAACCGCATCGTGGACGAGCTTGCCACAAGAAAAATAAACGCTGCTGCCTACAATGACCTGATAGAATTCTGCTGCATGATGATGCCGGACTTCATTGTGGGCAAACACCACCGGATTTTGGCGAATATGCTGATGGCGATTGAGTCAGGGGACAAGGATCGCATCTGTGTGAACATCCCACCCCGCCACGGTAAGTCCCAACTTGTCTCTATCTTCTTCCCAGCGTGGTTTTTAGGGCGAAATCCGAACAAAAAGGTGATGATGGTGTCGCACACCACTGATTTGGCAGTGGATTTTGGCCGAAAAGTGCGAAACTTGATCTCTACAGACGCTTATCAGTCCATTTTCTCCACGGTACAGCTTGCCAGTGACTCTAAATCGGCTGGTAGATGGAACACTAACGTCGGCGGTGAGTATTATGCGTGCGGTATTGGCTCTGCACTGGCTGGTCGTGGTGCAGATCTGCTGTTGGTGGACGACCCTCACTCGGAACAGGACGTAATTAACGGCAATTTCTCTGTTTTTGAGAAGGCATACGAGTGGTTTACCTTCGGTGCACGGACTCGTCTGATGCCGGGAGGCCGTGTGGCAATAATTCAGACCCGATGGCACATGGATGACCTGACGGGGCGTGTGACACGCGACATGGCGAAGAATGAGCGAGCGGATGAGTACGAGATTGTCGAATTCCCTGCCATACTGGAGATTGAGGACGAGGAGACAGACAACATAGTGGAGAAACCGCTGTGGCCTGAGTTCTTCGACCTAGAGGCGCTGCTACGGACTAAGGCGTCGATGCCTACATTCCAGTGGAACGCGCAGTACCAGCAGACACCCACGGCGGAAGAGGCTGCGCTGGTCAAGCGGGAGTGGTGGAACTTGTGGGAGCAGGATCAGCCTCCGAACTGTGAGTACATAATCATGTCGCTGGACGCAGCGGCAGAAAAACACAACCGTGCGGACTACACGGCACTGACTACGTGGGGTGTGTTCCTCAACGAAGAGTACGACAACTACCACATCATCCTGCTGAACAGTATAAAGAAGCGGCTGGAGTTCCCAGAGCTAAAAGAGTTGGCGTTGGAGGAGTACAGTGAGTGGGAACCCGATGCGTTCATCGTGGAGAAGAAGTCATCGGGTACGGCGCTGTACCAAGAGATGAGGCGTATGGGACTGCCAGTATCAGAGTATACGCCTCACAGGGGATCAGGTGATAAGTTAGCACGTCTTAACTCAGTATCTGATATTGTTGCGTCTGGTCTGGTGTGGGTACCTCCCACACGGTGGGCGGAAGAGGTAGTTGAGGAGATTGCCGGATTTCCGTTTATGAGCCATGATGACTTAGTTGACTCCACGGTCATGGCACTCATGCGTTTCAGGCAGGGCGGGTTTATACGCCTACCGACAGATGAGCCTGAAGAACAAAGATACTTTAAGTCGCGGCGGGGCGGCTTCTACTAGAGATACATTATGGCTATTGAGAAAGGTTTATACGCAGCACCCGAAGGCATTGATGACGAGCTAGAGATGGAGGGTGAGTCTGCTCTGGAGATTGAGATTGTAGATCCAGAGATGATCACTATGAGTGACGGTAGTGTGGAGATCACACTAATACCCGACGCTAACATCACTGACACTATGTCGTTCGACGCTAACTTGGCAGAGGCGTTGGATGACGGACAGCTTAACGAGTTAGCCGATGAGCTAGTAGGTCTGGTAGATGCCGACATCGACAGTCGTAAGGACTGGGCCGATACGTTTGTTAAGGGTCTGGACGTGCTGGGCTTCAAGTACGAAGAGCGTACTGATCCGTGGGAAGGCGCGTGTGGCGTGTACTCTACAGTCCTCGCTGAAGCTGCTATCCGCTTCCAAGCCGAAACAATGTCCGAGACGTTCCCAGCCGCTGGCCCTGTACGGGTCAAGGTTATTGGCGAAGAGAGTAAGGACAAGGAAGAGGCGGCAACCCGCGTAAAAGCGGACATGAACTACGAACTCACCGAGCGCATGGTGGAGTACAGACCCGAGCATGAGCGGCTCCTGTACAGTCTTGGACTGGCTGGTAGTGCGTTCAAGAAAGTTTATTTTGACCCGAATCTGGGCCGACAGGTCGCTATCTACATCCCCGCTGAAGATGTGGTTGTGCCTTACGGTGCCTCACATGTAGAGAGCGCAGAACGTGTTACGCACATCATGCGTAAGACTAAGAACGAGTTAAAGAAGCTACAGGCTGGTGGGTTCTACCGAGACGTAGATTTAGGCAATCCACAGCCATACCACACCGACATTGAGAAGCGTAAGGCTGAAGAAGGTGGGTACTCCCTAACGGACGATGACCGCTACTCTTTATACGAAGTACACGCAGACCTCGTCATTGAGGGTGTTGATGAAGACGATGATGAGATCGCCAAGCCGTACGTAGTGACACTAGAGCGTGGTACAAACGAGATCCTAGCGATACGCCGAAACTGGAACCCCGATGACTCGTTGATGCTCAAGCGTCAGCATTTTGTGCACTATGTGTATGTGCCCGGATTTGGGTTCTATGGGCTTGGTCTTATCCACATCATAGGGGGATACGCTAAGGCGGGAACGTCGCTGATACGGCAACTGGTGGACGCTGGCACGCTGGCTAACTTGCCGGGGGGTCTGAAAGCTCGTGGGTTACGTATTAAGGGTGATGACACGCCGATTGAGCCGGGAGAGTTCAAGGACGTAGACGTGCCGTCAGGCAGCATCCGCGACAACATCATGCCGCTCCCATACAAGGAGCCAAGCCAGACTCTGCTAGCCTTGTTGAACCAGATCACAAATGAAGGTCGTCGTCTGGGCGCTATCAGTGACATGAACATCTCAGACATGTCGGCTAACGCCCCTGTGGGCACTACGCTGGCATTACTAGAACGTACGCTCAAGCCTATGGCTGCGGTACAGGCCCGTGTCCACTACGCCATGAAGCAGGAATTTAAGCTGCTCAAGGCAATCATGTCGGAGCACGCGCCAGAAGAATATGCGTATGAGCCGTTTAGGGGTGAAGTGACCGCTCGCGTGGCAGACTATATGGCAGTTGATGTCATCCCAGTTAGCGACCCGAACAGTTCTACGATGGCCCAGCGCGTTGTGCAGTACCAAGCGGTATTGCAGATGTCGCAGTCAGCACCGCAGATATACAACCTGCCACAGCTACACAGGCAGATGATCGAAGTATTGGGCGTTAAGAACGCCGACAAACTCGTCCCAACAGAGGACGACGCGAAACCGACTGATCCAGTCAGCGAGAACATGGACGCCTTGGTTGGTAAGCCTATAAAGGCATTTATCTACCAAGATCACGAAGCGCATATCGCAGCGCACCAAGCGTTCATGCAAGACCCACAGATCATGCAGATGATCGGGCAAAACCCTCAAGCGAAGCCGATTATGGCTGCGTTACAGGCGCACATCGCAGAACACCTTGGCTTCAACTACCGCAAGCAGATGGAAGAGAAGCTGGGCGCACCGCTACCACCTCCGGGTGAGGAGCTACCTGAACAGGTCGAGGTCAATCTGGCTCGTCTGATCGCTGATGCAGGTAAACAACTTACACAGCAGCACCAGCAGCAAGCGGCTCAACAAGCTGCCCAGCAGAAGGCCCAAGACCCCGTTATACAAATGCAGCAAGCAGAGCTACAGATCAAGCAGCAAGAAGTGCAGCGTAAAGCGGCTAAAGACCAGCTAGACGCGCAGATGAAGCAGGCTGAACTGGAGCTAAAAGCTCGTGACCAGATGCAAGATGCTCAGATAGATCAGGCTGAGATAGCCTTGAAACGACAAGAGTTGCAGATTGACGCGCAGAAAGCGGGCGCAAAACTTGCCGCAGACCGTAGGAAAGACAATACAAAACTAGATCTTGACCTACTCAAGACAATAAAGGATTCCAACAACAATAGAGGCCAATAATGGCTACAACCGTCTTAGACGTGCTAAAGGAACGAATCGAGTCCGATAAGGACTCTGCACTACAATTTCTTAGCGGTGGAGGAGCTAAAGACTTCTCCATGTACAAGGAAACCACAGGTTTGATTCGAGGTCTCGAAACCTGCTTGGGATATGTAGAAGACCTCTCGCGCAATTTGGAGTACGACGATGAGTGAAGCTGTTGACACAGTTGAAGCTACGGAAGAATTGGAAGCACAACTACCTACGCCTGTGGGCTATCGGGTATTGGTCGCGCTTCCGCAGATCGAAGAGACCTTCGACGGCACTAACCTGCTCAAGACGGACACGATCAAGAATCAGGAACATATCATGTCGATTATCGGCCTTGTGGTGGATATGGGCGAACAAGCCTATAACGACCCTGAGAGGTTCACGACTGGCCCTTGGTGTAAACAAGGTGACTATGTGATGTTTCGTGCCAATTCAGGCACACGATTTAAGGTTAATGGGTTAGAGTATCGTTTGATGAACGACGACTCTATTGAAGCTGTTGTAGCTGACCCTAGTGGCGTATCACGAGCGTAAGGAATAGACATGCCGTTTCAAAAAGTTGAATACAGTTTCCCTGATGAGGAACAAGATACCTCTATAGAAGTGGAGGACTCTGGTGAAGTTGAAATTGATCTCTCTGGTAACAAGACTGCGGACGAGTACGCGAATACTCCTGCTGAACCTGAAGTCGAAGCTAAGTCAGAACCGGATGAGCTGGACATTGAGGTTGTGGATGATACGCCAAAGGCTGATCGCAACCGCAAGCCATCTGAGCCACCGGCTGACGTTACTGATGATGAACTTGAAGGGTACTCCGAGAAAGTCCGAAACCGAATCAAGCACTTCAGCAAAGGCTACCACGATGAGCGTCGAGCCAAAGAAGCAGCCCTCAGAGAACGGCAAGAGCTAGAATCTCTAGCGCAGCGCCTAGTCGAAGAGAATAAGACCTTAAAGGGTGATGTAGGTACAACACGCGAAGCTCTGTTAGATCAGGCCAAACGTGTAGTTGACTCTGAGCTTAATGGAGCGAAAATAGCGTATAAGGATGCCTACGAAAGTGGTGATGCTGATAGGCTGTTAGAGGCTCAAGAGCACCTAACCACCGCCAAACTGAAGGCAGACAAACTAGATAATTTCAAATTACCTTCTTTACAAGAAGAAGAGACTGAGGTACAAGAACCTCAACCCACCCCACAACGGGTGCGTGATCCGAAGGCAGAAGCATGGGTAGAAGAAAATTCTTCTTGGTTCCATGTTGATGACGAGATGACAGCATACGCTATGGGGTTGCACCAGAAATTAGTTAAGAGTGGGGTTGACCCACGCACTGATGAATACTACGAGACTATTGATGCTCGTATGCGAAAAGTATTCCCGGAAGAGTTCGATGATGTTGTAGAGCAGCCAGAACCGCAGGAGTCACGGAAGCAATCTGCTAACGTGGTAGCTCCCGCAACGCGAAGCACAGCACCGAATAAGGTGAAGCTAACCAAAACACAGGTAGCTCTCGCCAACCGATTGGGGGTACCGTTGGAAGAATACGCCAGACAGGTTGCATTAGAAATGAGGAACGGATAATGGCTGAGAACAGAATCAAGCGTGACAGCGAGACTCGTGAAACAAAGACTCGTAC